AGCACAAACTAGAAAGTTCATACACCAACATGCAGGTAATATTAAGTATGCCATGATTGATGATGATCTACTGGTATACAAAAGAAATCAAAAGTATTTCACAAACAATTCTGATATGGAAACATCCAAAAGAAAAGCAACCTCTGAAGAAATTCTACGTTTGTTTGAGACTGCTTCCAAATGGTTAGATGAGAAAGAGATTGGTATCGTTGGGTTGTCAGATGGAATGGTACCACCTGCTGATACTGAATATGTAGATACGAAAGGCGTATTTGGTTATTTGTTCTTTGATGGAAAAAAGATATCCGAAATTGCAGATGATATGGATACCTCTATTCGTGTTGCTGAAGATTTATTATTCTTATTTGAATGCCTGTCAAATGGAATTAATACCAGAATGTCAAATGAATTCTTGTATGTAAATAAGAGTGCAACAGATGAACTCAAAAACAAAAGACCAATCTGGGAAGGTCTATTTGAAACTATGCCTAAAGATTATTTTCAAACAAAAGAACACTATGAAGCATTACAATATATCCTTAAGAAATATCCGTTAGGTATTACCATCTTTGAAGAAAATGGAATTATGAAAAACGTAAAACATTATAAAAGAATTTACAAGTCAGGTGATCAATCTAATTTAGAAAGTTTTTTCAATGACTAATCCAACACATCCAGTTTATATCGTATCTAAAGGTCGTGCAGATTCGATGATTACTTCTCGGTCATTATCAAGAATGAAAGTGCCTCATTACATTGTCATTGAACCTCAAGACCTTGAATTATATGAGGCAGCATTGGATAAATTTAAGATCAGGACTTATGTTACATTAATTGTAGCACCATTTAGTAATCATGGTGATGGTCCTGGTCGTGCTAGAAACTTTGCATGGGATCACTCAATCTCTATTGGTGCTGAGAAGCATTGGGTGCTTGATGACAACATTGCAGACTTCTATAGACTGCAACAGAACCAACGTATTCGTGTCGAGTCTGGTTGCATATTCAAAGCGGCAGAAGATTTCGTTGATCGATATGAGAACGTGCCTATCTCTGGATTCCAATATAGATTCTTTATTGCACCAAATCAAAAGTATCCTGCATATGTAAAGAATACCCGTATCTATTCCACACTATTAATATCTAATGATTGTAAGCATCGTTGGCGTGGTAGGTACAATGAAGATACTGATATCTGTCTCCGAGTATTAAAAGATGGTGATTGTACTATTCAGTTCAATGCCTTTCTACAAGGTAAATCTGCAACGCAAACTGTTGCAGGTGGTAACACTGAAGAGTTCTATCACAAAGAAGGTTTAGAAAAGAATGCTTGGATAAAAGGTTATATAAACACTGAAGGTACTAGAAATAAATCTGAGATGTTGGTAAGAATGCATCCTGATGTGGCACGAATGGTCTGGAGATTCAATCGCTGGCATCATTATGTTGACTATTCACCATTTAAAAAGAATGAATTGCATTATAAAAAAGACATCACATTACCTAAAGGAACTAACGAATATGGTATGAAATTCGTAACAAATTTTAAGACTTGACAAACCTCTTACCTTATGAGACAATACATATATTGATTCACTAGGAGAAGAAATGTCAAAGTTACAAGATTTAGTTGACAAAAACGAAATGGATTATCAATTTGCTATTATTGATATCAGAAATGCAATAGAAACTTACGGTATAGATATACTGGCAGAAGTATTGCCATCTTGTCAAATAACTCACTTGACAAACCTTGTGATGCCTGATACAATGTTAGTTCAATAGTTGATAGGATATCAAATGAGCAATATTCAAAATCAAAAGTCTGCCCTTGCTAAGTTACTAGCAACGGAAAATCTTACAATCCAACATCAAAAAATTCCTACGGCAGCATTCGATCCTAAAAATCGGGTGCTGTATTGCCCTATCTGGCAAGATATGTCGGGTGATCTATATGACCTATTGATGGGTCATGAAGTTGGTCATGCATTAGATACACCATCTGACGGTTGGCATGATGCTGTCCACTCTATGGGTAAGAACTATAAAGGGTTCTTAAATGTGGTTGAGGATGCACGTATCGAGAAACGCCAGAAGCGCCGTTACCCTGGTTTACGGTCATCATTCATTAAAGGTTATGATGAATTAATGAAGCGTGATTTTTTTGGACTAGATGGTCGTGATGTTAATAAAATGACATTCATTGACCGCTTGAATATTTTTTCCAAGTCTGGTTATACAATGCAAATTGCATTCACTGATACAGAATTGGCAATGATTGAAAACGTTAAAGAATGTGAAACATGGGATGATGTTCTCCGTGTTACTAATGAAGTTTGGAATTATTCTAAAGAAGAGCAGCAACAAAACGAATTGCCTGAAGAGTATGATTATCGTGCTGGTAAATCTGATGACGGTGATGATTCTGAAACTGGTGATGGTAATGGTGATACCGAGACTGATGGTGAAGGTGAAGAAGAAGGCAAGTCTAAAGCAAAACTTGATGATGATGGCGAAGAGAATGAAGGTAGTGGTAGTGGTGGCGATGAAGATGGTGATGATGATGATGAAGATGGCGATGAACTAACCGATATCATCAATCGCCGTAAAGAATCTCATTATTCTGATGAGGACTTCGAACCAACTTGTGAGACTGATGACAACTTCCGTAAGAATGAATCGTCATTGATTGCTGCCAAGGCACGTGAGTATGTGTACGTAAATATTCCTACACCAAATCTGAATCGTATCGTAACACCCGCTAAACGTTTTCAAGAATTGCTCACCGAAGCATTCACTAGTCAAAGCGGCACTGTAGCATACACCAGCGGTGCTAACGAATTGTATAATGAGTTCCGTAAAAAGAATGAACGTTATATTTCCTTGTTGGCAAAAGAATTTGAAATGCGTAAAGCGGCATCCAAGTTTGCTAAGGCAAAAGTGTCCGAGTCTGGTGACATTGACGTAAATAAAATTTACAAGTACCAGATTGATGATAACATTTTCAAAAAGATCATGCGAGTACCAAAAGGCAAATCACACGGCATGATATTGTTGTTAGATAAGTCTGGTTCGATGGCAGGTAATCTTGGTGCATCATACGAACAAATTCTTATCCTTGCAATGTTCTGCCGTAAAGTAAATATTCCTTTTACAGCATACGGTTTTGGTAATGCCCGTATGTTGCGTGACATGGATTTCCCAGGAGAAAGAAACGGTGACTTTGATGCAGAAGGTTATAACACACTTGGTCACAGTAATGGTTGCTTCAGTGACAAGGTAAAAGATATGCAGTGTTCGGAAGTCTATCTCCGTGAGATGATCAATTCGAAAATGGGTAATGCAGAGTTCTCCAAATCAGTGAAGAATATTCTTTGCTTGATGGAAGGATGGACACACCGTCACGGAAGTGGTCGATTCATGCGTCCACAGTGTGATTCGTTATCAAACACACCTATGTCCGAAGCATTGATTGCTTTGCAACCAATCATTAAAGAGTTTCGCCGTGTCAACAATCTTGATATTGTGAACACCACAATCGTCCATGACGGTGATTCTGATGCATTATGCTGGTCGATTGCAGAAAGTGATGAGAAAGCAAAGTATTTTGATTCTGCCAATCAAAACGTTTTCCTGATAGATCAGAAAAATAAAGTGCAGGTAAATCTAAAAGGTAATGATGATGATGTTCGTGAAGGCATATGTGAGTGGTTGCAGAGAACAACTGGTACCAAAATCGTAGGATTCTATCTTACGCCAGTTACCAGTGCTAAGGCAGCATTGAAGCGCCGTATGTTTGCTGATGATCTGAATGCCGTTCGTCACAAATACCACGAGGCAAATGAAGTTCTTTCGAAGTATGTAAAGAAATTGAAGAAAGAAAAGTACCTTGAATCAAAGAACGTAGGTTATGATTCTTTCTATATTTTACCTGCTGGTTCTGACCTGTCAGTTGAGGATGAATTGTTTGAAGTGAATGGTAAGGCAACAACAGCAACCATCACCAGAGCATTCATGAAATTCAACAAGACCCGCCAGATCAACCGTGTGTTAGTTTCAAGATTCATAACACAGATAGCAGTTTGATAAGTATCCGATCACTTGACAAATGGTCGGATGCCATATATAATGAAGTTTCAATAGTGAATAGGAGTTTATATTATGTCAAGCATTACACCTAAGCGCCAAGTATTCCTTGATGCTCTTTTAGCAACTGGTAAAAGTGAAGTTACCCTAGATGATATCCGTGCTATCGAACGGGACATGGGAATCAAGTGGCCACAATGGTTCGTAAAAGATGAGTCCAACAAACTCAGGCGCGGTGTCTTTAAAGTACCCAACGCCTCTGGAAAAGTTGCTCCAGCGGTCTCTCCAACAGTCCAACTTGCTGCCCAAGTATTGCCAATGGTAGCACCTACAACAAAGTCTGGTAGTCGTATTGCTAATATTGTAACAGAACTTGAGATGGAAGATTTGGTGCCTGTCAAATATAGCAACTATGTACCATTTGGCAACTTTGATGATGTGTTGTCAATTATACAATCTAATCAGTTCTTCCCTGTCTTTATCACTGGTCCATCTGGCAACGGTAAGACAATGTCCATTGAGCAGGCATGCGCCAAAGCAAAACGTAAATTCGTTTGCGTATCAATGACACCAGATACCGATGAGGGTGATCTGCTTGGTAACTATGTACTGATCAACGGTCAGATGGAATGGCGTGATGGTCCAGTTACCCTTGCTGCCCGTCAAGGTGCTGTATTGTGTATTGATGAAATTGACTACGGTTCAAATAACCTGTCATGCCTCCAGCGAGTATTCGAAGGCAAACCATTCTTACTAAAGAAAAAGAATGAATTAATTACACCTGCCCCAGGGTTTACAGTGTTTGCTACCGCTAACACCAAAGGTAAAGGTTCAGAAGATGGTCGCTATATGTTTACCAATGTTTTGAACGAAGCATTCCTTGAACGTTTTCCAAATACATTCGAACAAGAATGGGCACCAGTAACGGTCGAGAAAAAGATTGTTGCCAAAGAATTAGAATCTGTCGGTAAAGAAGATAAAGATTTTGCCGATAAACTTGTATCATGGGCAACAGTGATCCGCAGTACCTTTGATAATGGTGGTTGTGATGAAGTTATCTCCACTCGCCGTCTGGTACATATTGTAAAGACATACGGTATCTTCGGCAACAAACTGAAGGCAATTCAGTTCTGCTTGAATCGTTTCGACACCGATACGAAAATTACCTTCCTTGATCTGTATACCAAAATTGATGCTGGTGCAACACCAGAGACAATCAACCAAGTAACTGATCCAGTAACAACAGACCCTTCGGTAGAAATGCCATTCTAAACACACAATTGCCTGAGAAAGTATTGACTTACTTTCTTGGGCATGATACTATTATAATATTGCAGTGAAGATCACTACTGCAATTTTTTTACTTTGTGATCATATTTTATGGAGTCTTTGAATGAAGTCAGCAAAACAAAAAGTCCTTGCGTATCTTTCCAAGCAAGACGGTTATAATACACTAACCGCAAACAAAATGCAATCACTTTATGGTGTTGCAAATCCATCCGCAACCATCAATGAGTTGCGTAATGAAGGTCATGCGATTTATCTGAATACTCGCACAAATACTAACGGTGATAAAGTTTCCTTCTATCGCCTTGGTACTCCAACTAAGCGTGTAGTTGCCGCAGGTATTGCAGCAATTCGTGCCCAAGGTGAACGTGCATTTGCCTAAATTAGTTTGAAAATTTGTGGAGTGGAGACATATATATTATGTGTCTCTACTCTTTTTTTATGGATAAATTATGCAAATACAAGTAAACATTGAAGAATTGAGAAAGAACAAACTGTTTGTTGCGACACCGATGTATGGTGGTATGTCACATGGACTGTATGTAAAATCTTGTCTTGATCTACAAACCGTAATGATGCGCTACGGTATCGAAGTAAAATTCTCTTTCCTTTTTAACGAATCACTTATTACCAGGGCACGTAACTATTTGGTAGATGAGTTCCTTCGTACAGACTTCACACACATGTTGTTTATCGACTCGGACATTCACTTTGATCCGAACGATATCGTAGCACTAATGGCACTTGATAAAGATGTTATTGGTGGTCCTTATCCTAAGAAATCTATCAACTGGAATAATATTGCAGAAACCGCACGTAAGAATCCAGATTTGAATCCGAAAGAACTTGAGAATCTAGTTGGTGAATATGTGTTCAACGTTGTTAAGGGTACACAACAATTTCAAGTGTCAGAACCATTAGAAGTTATGGAAATTGGTACTGGCTTCATGATGATTAAGCGTGAA